CTGCGTCGGTGCTGCTTTCAAAATCATCGGAGCGACGCTGCCCGTAATTTCAAGTGGCTGATAAGAATCTCTCTTTACAGGATACTTTCCATAACGTAGAGTCAATGGAATTGACTCATCTTGTATCTTATTCGGTTGAAAGAGAAATAAACTGTTACGATATACAATATGACCTGGAAAGTTGCCATTTTCAAATACTATCGATGGATTATTAATTACCTTCATTAATAGACTTGTCAAAGTTTCCTTTGGAATATCGCTAAATATGCCCTGTATATCACTCCAACGAAACCACACCTGTTCCTTAAAAAGGCGCTTTAAACGCAAAATTAGCGACTGTTCCGCAAAGCGCGCAGTAAATACATCATATGTGCTATCATCTTCTTTTAATGTCTTAAAATCCAAGTTAAAATCACCTGATACATTTTTACATGAATACGAACACTTTATCCAATCACAGATAGCCGTGAAATCTTTATTTTTTAAAGTCAGATCAACTGTAACTGGTTGACGTTGGCTATTTATCATTTCAACATCTGTAAGTCCATCCAATAAAATAGCTTCACGATTCAAGTTACAATCAACCGCACCCATTTGTAATGCGCGACTTACATTGCCAATACGGACTGCCTTGTTCATAGCCGTGCGATAGGAATACTGATCTATAGTCTCTTTGTTGAACTCCGCGGGAAATGTATTCACATAGAGACTAATTGTGCAGTTTCGCAACTCGCGAGGTAAAGCTTGGTGAGAGCAATAACGAATACCACGTCCAATAATCTGTTCCTGTTTTGATAAGTGAAACCAACCCTCAAAAATATGGACCTCACGAATAGCGCGCAAGTCAATTCCTTCACCCGCTACTTGAGATCCTACGATTACTTTTATCTTTGAACCATCCGCATTCTTGGCGTCACGCGCCACGTTAACAAGACGGGTATTATTGGGAGATAGAGGTAGAGATTGTTTATCTACAGTATTGACATCACTGGCAGTTAAAAGAGCATAGTATGCCGGTGTAAATTTGTGATTCAGACGACCTTCTTCTTGTCCTACAATAAAGGCAGGGTGACCCACTTCACGTTTTTCGCACTTTGCGCACTGGCGACCTCCAGGGCTCATGATACCCTTACTAAACAAGGGTGCTGAACGTCCCCAAGCACTATATCCATTGGCCTCTAAGAGTAGACAAAATATCACTGCGCCGTTTTCTACAAATCGGCTATGAACGAACGAAATTCCCGTAGCATTTTTGATTGTCTGAAGAATCATATTAAACTTGGGCGAATACTTGGCCAGATTATTTTTACCCATTGTCATCCACGCATAAGACTCGTCTTCGTCTGTAGGGATGTACTGAGGAAGACTCGTTAGACGTGTGCCTTCAAATGTGGCATTTATAGAACGTGATGAAAACCAGCTCTGAAATCCCTCACTTCCTACACGGCCTTCCAGACCTTCACCAGGAAAGATACAATTGCCCGCTTGTAGCAAGGTATCAATGGTGCGAATACCCACACCCTTTGCGGCTACAAGGCGCTCTGTGAGTGTTTTTATCACATTCAAGGCATCTCCAGTTAATTCGCAATTTATCATGGGTAAGCGAAGAACATCTTCTTTCTGCTGTTCAGGTTCAATACGTGTCATGCCATTGGGGGCAAGAGCAGGCCAGCCAGTAATACGTAAGGCTTCAGGAGGTTCCAGTCGCGCAGGAAAGGCCTTGGGGTTTTCTCCACGCATAAAACTTACACGACCATTGGCAATCTTAATCAGCATCTTTTCCGACTTTTCTGATAATACTTCTTCACCCAATGCGTTTGTGGTAAATTCAATATCTGTTTCATTTGGTATTTCTCTTTCATCCACATGATCCACAAGAAATAGGTATTCCAAGAGTGAAACAATCTCCTTATAACTATTATACATAGGAGTAGCAGACATAAGTAATAATTTATTGCCTTCACAGGAACGTAAGACGTGTTTTAAAAAGGGGGCCAACTTCTTTCCAGCCGCAGCATCTCCCTTTTCCTCTACGCCACCCGCATCATCGAGGCGGTCTGTTTCTTCATCAACATCGGAAACATCACGCAAGTTATGAGCCTCGTCTATAATAATTAAAGAACCACTCAATGCCCTTTGTAAGAGTTTTATTTCTTGTTCCTTTTTACGATTCTTATCCATTGTACTGGGTATTTGACTCAAGATATCGCGAACCATATTTCGAAACGCCACATATCCCATGATTGAATATCGCTTATTGATTAAACGATTTACACGTAATTCAATATCTTTTATATTACGATCAAACTGTGTCTGTGTGAGTTCCAAATAACGATTTCCAGTACATCCATCGTGTTGATTCGGTGTGTCATCACTCGATCCTAATTTTATACGAGTTATATCAAAGATAGTTCTATAAAATCCAGCTTGAATGGCAGGAGGAGCAAGAATAAACACCTTATTCTTAGGTGTAAGTTCAAGAAACGCCTCGGCGGTTAAAATTGCCGTGCAGGTTTTTCCAACTCCTACACCATGATATAGTAACATTCCATTATACGGTGTGTTCGGAGACATGAATTGTGCTACAAATCTTTGAACAGGAGTATATTCAAACTCCTTGACTTCGCATACATCATTTTCCGGTTTTAAGGTTTCATCTGTAATCTTGGCTTGTTTGGACTCACGAAACTCCCGCTTGCGCAGCAACTTTTCCAAAAATGATGGGTCATGAATGTCTGGATAGAGATAACCATCTTTTTCACGTTGTTCGTCTGCCCTTATATTTTCAATTTCTAAGCGGATTCTGTCGGCCTCCGAAGAAGCGGTTTGACCTATCATGTCTTGCGACAGTGCTTCCAACCCGCTGGAGTTTACTGGTAAAGACATACCGATCCTGCTGTTCTTCTCCGCTATTTTCAGTATCCATACGAATACCTATAAGTTCATCTCGCATAATAGGAGCAAAGTTACGTAAAAGAATTGAAAGCTGAAGAATAATCCCTCGTTTCTCTACATTTTCAGGCCTCAATAGTTGATGGGCTTCATCCAGAGTCTTCCAAGCCAGATTACCAACCTCGCGTGTCATTTCTGTGTTCAGAGAATTGAAGGAAATACTACGTTGTCCCACATATTCAGCCAAATAGTAAGAGTGTCTGTAATGAACATTGTTTGAACCATAAAACTGTTCAATCAGAGGTGAAATATTGGTCGCCTTAAAAAGTTCATCTTCTGTAATACTGGATTCCTCGAAGAGTTCACGAAATGCACACTGAATATCTGTCTCATACGGATCGCGACGCCCTTTCGGAAATCCCCATTCGGGTGTTTGATAGACAGCGGGTTCTTGCCGGAGAAGATCCGCCAAGGTGTATGTTTCACCTGATGGTAGTTTTACCCCTGCCTTGAGTTCTGTGAGTTTCTGTTTTGATATTGTGTGGTCATATGCGTATCGTTGTGATGACTCCGTATCTGAACCCCATAGTTCCTTCCATATATCTTCAAAGTCACACGTCGCAAGCTTTTCACGTTCTTCAGGAGTCATTCCACGTAATTGCTTTTTAATGTATTCGGGCTCATTGACCTTGTATTTTCCTCTCATAATATCCATAAATCCAAGAGAGTCTTTACGTTGAATCATGAGAACCTGTGGAATTATATTTTGAATGCCAGTATTTGTATTATTGTCTTTACAAAATTCAACTGATTGGCTCCAAGTATCATTGCGACTTATCCAGCGGAACACAAGAACTCCATAACTGGAAACTGGTTCTACGCATATGCGAAATGTATGCCCGGACCCTCCGCAATTGGAACATACAGGTGTAGCTTTTGTTTGATAAAATGACATTGGTTAAAAACCCCTAACTTATACTACCGTATGCGTCTTAGGTAGTTTTCATTGTCTATTGGCTATCATTAGATAGAATGCATATACCTCCTGAAGTCTGGGGGCCATTCTTTTGGCACACGATTCATATTGTTGCCTTGGGATACCCACAGACACCTGAATATAGCGACAAAAAGGCAGCAAAGGAATTTTATGAATCTTTACAAAACTTAATCCCGTGCCCAATCTGTCGCCAACACTATGTATCTCATTTAACGAAGTTGCCCATTGGACCGTCTTTAGACAATAGAAAAGACTTATTTCGTTGGACCGTAGATCTTCACAATGATGTGAATGAGATGTTGGGAAAACGTAAATATACGGAAACCGAGGTGATTCAGTACTACACCCGTCTGGGTGCGCGGGGGCGTTCCCCCGTCATAACATCTCAAGATTTCATGGAGGCGGACCAACAAGCAATGCTAAAAGGTGTAGTGGCTGGTGTTGGTGTATCAGTTGTCTTAGGTGCCATCTTGTATTTTAGTTTACCTAAGTCATAGTAGAATGCCCGTCAGTGACGTGGACTTATTTAATGGTCTTCAGATTCCAAAACAAAGTGTTCATCCCGCAAAGGTTGATGGAGTAAAACAAGTTGTTTTAGAACCTAAACTTACCGATGAACAAATGAAGGCGCGTGAGGGCACGTATTTCAGTGAAAAGGACGCAGATACAATCTTTAATGAAGATGTCGACGTCTATGCCAAAGATGAGAATGCACCCGATGGCAAACGTCTTTTGGCGCGTCTGCGCAAAAATGTGATTCCTCACGATATTATTGAATTGGCATGGAAGAATTTCTATAATGCGTCTTCAGCTTCAAGAAATCGTGGCGCTGCTGCGGGACCTATTGACCTAAAAAGCAAGTATTGGACAAAGCGTAAACCTACGGCATTAAGCAAGTGGTCGGCGAGATATATTCAAAATGGTAAAGTGAGTAAGATGCGTGTAAACAATAATGTGTTTAGCAGCGTCTTAGGATACTTTGAACAGACACCCTTCATGGGACTCCCTTGTCGTCTGACCTCTTATACACAGAAATACTTTGAACAATACAAGGCAGGTATTCCGTATATTCAAGAAATTGATAAGCTATTCAAGAAACTTGTTCCTGATCGTTATAAGAAACAATATGCTCAGGCTCACGCAAAGCCTCAGTTTCAAATCGCAGATACGGCTTTCTCATCAGTAACAATGAATCGCAACTTCCGCACAGGTCTTCATATGGATGATGGAGACTTGCGCCAAGGGTTTGGAAATCTTTCTGTCATAGAACGCGGAAAGTATGAGGGTGGCTATACTCTGTTTCCGAGATATAAGATTGGGTTTGACTTACGAACAGGTGATTTCTTAGCCATGGATGTACATGAGTGGCATTGTAATACAGAAATACGGGAATCTCCATCAGACAAAGATTTTAATAAAAAACTTCCTGTTATATATCTTAATGATAAGGAAACGGGAACCCAGGGTGTTGACAAAAATTATAGCCGTCTTTCTTTTGTATGTTATTTACGCGAAAATCTCATAAAGTGCAATGCCAAAGAGTCTCTACCTTATTATAAGCGCATTGGATATAATCCAACGAAAGGAACTCTAACACGCAAAAAGCAAAGAAAGGCAGAGAATGTAGAATAACTTATAGTAGAGAATTAGGAGATGGACATAAGTCGATCTGAAAAAATCGCATCTTTAGTGAAAGATTTGGGCACACTGGGCAAAAACATAAAAAAGCCTATTACTGGCGACAAATTACCTGGTATAAAAGCCGCAAAGGAGATAACAGGTCTTGCGCCTTCTCCTATAGCCGGTTCTGGATTTATAAGGATTCTTATGTATGTGGTTGCTGGAATTTTAGCTATCTGTCTCATTTTATTGGCAGTAGACCAATGGATAACTCCTGTCTTTCAAAGAACTCCAGGTGGTGATGGATATATACCTATACCCGGCGCAGATAATTCAGAACTACATTGGTCAACACTTCAATCAATAGATGATATACGAGTTGGAACTCCTCCTAAAAGGAATCCGGCTGCCCCAAAGGGATCGACCGCAGCACAAGAAATTAAAAATACTGAAATCATTGAAGGTCAACCAATCTATAGTATGACAATGGATATATATATTACAAATGAATACCCCCAGAATGTGGGAGTTGGAAATGATCATCGTGTATTTTTCTTATTAGGCAATTCATTGACAAGACCAATCATACGCGTAAGCATTGATAACGCAAAAAATACATTGTATATAACGTCTTTTGATCACGAAGGACTTCAAGAAAGTGTTCAAATGGATAATGTTCCGATTCATACACCTTTCCGTATTGGATTTACAAAGTCAGCGAAAGTATTGGAAGGATATCTGAATGGTCTGCTTGTTCAGACACGTAGACTTCGTTCAATTTCTCATGTGCCTACAGGAGGTGACATCATCTACTCACCCGCAAACATACGTGATGCGCAGGGGGTGAATATGGCACAAGGAATTAAGATATTGAACCTAAGAATATTTCCATACATTGTTGATCCGAGAGAAATGATGGGACGAATGGGCGACCTTGCTTCTAAGACACGCTTTATTAAAAACAATGGTAGCATTGTAGGAAATAACTGGGAATTTGATGCTTTAGGAATAAAATTAAATGTAAGTACTTGATAAGAAAAATGGAAGGATTGGGAGATAAAATAGAAAACAAAGAAAATCATACAAATGTATATTTTACATTTGGACGATTTCAACCTCCAACGATTGGGCATAAGGTCTTATTTGACCAATTGGCTTCTTTAGCCGCAGAAAATAGTGCGGAAGCCTATGTATTTGTATCAAGCAAAAAAAATGACCTTGAGAAGTATCTTCGCTCCAAAAAATATCAAGATATGCAACGCCGCGGATATTTTGAATCGGGTCCACTCAACGAAAATCCCTTATCTGTTTATCAAAAAGTCAAGTATTTGAAGAAAATGTATCCAGATTCTAGTACCTCATTTATAAATACTACAGAATGTGGTTGCACGAATATTTTTAAAAGTTTAGATGCTCTACGATCTGCTGGTTATACGAATCTGAGTATGGTTGTTGGAAGTGATAGAAGTGAAGAGTTTGCCAGAATCTTGGAAGGAATTACGGTAATTCCTGCGGGTGAAGAACGGACAGTGAATGCTAAATCCATGAACACAAAGTCAATGTCTGGAACCAAGATGCGTGAGGCGGCAGTAAGAGGTGATATAGAAACATTAAAATATGGAACACTTATTGGTTCCATGACAGAAGATGATGTCAAACAACTCATGAATGATATTCGTAGAGGACTCGGATATGATGAAGTTCCTAAGGTCGGTGGTGGAAATCGTAAAAAGACAATACGCAGCAATCGCCTATATAGTATTAAAATCAAAACAAGAAGGAGAGGAAAGTATAGGCTGCGAAGCGACGAAAATTGAAATCTATATTATGCCCATTATTGTATGCCATCAAATATCATTATTACTGAAGGTAAAAAACATTATTCAATCACATCTCCAAATTGGATCTGTGAATGGATTATAATGAACAATTCCACGAACATATATCGGTCACTTAGTATATTCAATAATTCAATTGAAATTGATTTCTCAGATATTGAGAATACCGAATATATAACGAATATACTACCTGGATTATTTGACGAAGTTCAAGATACTGTATTAAATTGGATAAAAGAAGGTGATATAGACGCTCATAGACTACTCGAGGAAGAAAATCTACCATCATATTTAAGATATTCGCAACAAATTCTTAGAAAGAAGTTTCATACTAGATAGAGAAAGATGATGTGGGTATGGATAACATTAGGAATTTTTCTTGTAGCCTATGCTATATATTATTATTTAAATCGTCTATTACTTCCTAAATACTCTGAACGAATTGGAAATGAAGAAATGCAAATCGCAACTGTGAAACAACTAATTAGTAGCGAACAGTTGAAAGATACATGGTCTTCTACATCGGGTTCAACACTGATATTCTATATTTATCCTATTTTGACAGACCGGACAGCAGTTTCCGGTAATGAGTATGCAACCATTATACAAATCGGCACCAAACAGACATTTAAACTTCTTATAGCACCTGATGCGGGTAGAGATATTAATATGGCTCCAGCACTATTTGAAGTATATGTAAAAGGTCTGGATGATCCTGAAATTATTGAAATACCTAATATTCCTTTACAGCGCTGGACATCAATTGCTATTGTAAAGTTGGGTCGTAAGTTCAATATATATATAAATGGTAAACTCACAATAAGTCATATGTGTACGGCAATGCCAGACTTTGATGAAACCCAGCCACTGCGTATTGGAGATCCACGTTTGGGTGGACAATTTGCTCAAATGAGTCTAATGGGATATGCGATGCAGACAAATGAGATTCGTGCATTTATTGCAAATAAACAAGATACTGAAGGAAAACCTTATCTTTCTTCCGGTATATTCTCATTTATCCCTACGTTTTATTCCTGGTGTCCGGGTGGAAATTGCAATCTTCCTAAAAAGGCAGGGGCCTTGGAAGAATGGGTAAGTCCTTATGCATAAACTATTCAGTCTGAATAGAAATGGAAAGTGTTATGGGATTCTTCTCACAGGGCCCTGGACGCCTTATATTCCTTACATGCGTAGTTATCATTGTATGGTTAGCTTTATTCAAACTGTATAAATGGATAAATGGAGATAACGCCGACATACAAGATAATATCATCTACGCAACTCCCGATTCTGGAATACCTGCCAAGTCTAAGAACGCTACGGTATTCAATGATCTGAGTGTTCCGCCCATATACCAGGGTGGTGAGTATTCCATAAGCGTATGGATCTACGTAACTAACTGGTCTATCAACAATGGTCTCAATAAGCCCTTCTTGGTATTATCTGGTGGTGGCCCTCAGTCCAACGGATTTGCCACGATTGTAATGTATCTAGGACAGTTTGTGAACAAGCTCGGAATCCGCGTAAGTCAGGACTCTTTTAGCAACGACGCGTCTTCCGTTGTCGACTATGTAACACAGATGCCTATGATCGTAAAGGGAACCTCTCCCTACAGCGATACGGCTTCGGACTTCAAGAAGTGCGATATTGAATCAGTGGATTTACAGAGATGGGTAAACATTACGGCGGTGCTGAGTGGTCGTACCTTAGATGTTTACATGGATGGCAAGTTATCCCGCAGCTGCGTGCTGAATGGCTTATTCAAGGTGGATGGTGACAAGCCTACGATTACACTGGGTGGACCCAATGGCTTCGGTGGAATCATTGGTTTAGTCCGCGCCGCGAACGTGGCATATTCCCCGGATAGAGTCTACAAATACTACCAATATGGTCCCTTCGAAACAAGCCTAAGCCTCGGCAATCTGGGCCAGTATTCGCTGGACATTAAGAGAAACGGAATCAGTATCTTTAGCTCGTCGGTGGATGCTAATGATAAGATGAAGATAGACTTGTAAATCAAGTTGATTTTTATAGAATGAAAAACATACATAATCATATGTGTATTTTTCATATATTTGATAGATAGATAGTATGGATTCAACGAACGGAATCTTCGGTTCTGGCATTTCATTATCAGGTAGTGACACAGTATCACAGATTGTGACAGGAGTTGCTATAGTGGTTATACTCTATATGTCATTATCTACTGCCGAATGGACATATAAGTCGGTAAAACGTATGTGGAAGGATCGTGTAGAATTATTCCCTAAGACGTATGCTTCCGGTTCTCGTATGTATACTGCCATTCAAAATCCTAGCAATGCATTGTCAAAGACAATTACAGTATCCGACAATCAACGGAATGGCGTAGAATTCAGTTATGCCATGTTCATTTACCTAAGCAGTGATACATTCTCAAACGGCAATCAAGAATTATTACACATCTTACACAAGGGTTATAATCAGTCCTACCCTTTGATGGGCCCTGGTATCTTTGCTTGGGGAGATAGAAATGCGTTAAGAATCTACATGAACTGCTTCAACACATGGAATAATTACTCCGACATTGAGAACATACCGGTCGACAAGTGGTTCCATTTGGTAGTAAGCTGTAAGGGTAACAAGATACATCTCTATATCAATGGAAGCTTGAAGACAAAGATGAACTTAAGTCATAATACTCCCCCTTACCAAAACTACGGTGATGTATACTTATTTAGCCCGAGAAAGCTCACCATATCTCCCAGCATAACAATGTCATTGGAGAGTGAGGAAAATATGTATGGACAGCGGCTACAAAACCTTTCATCACTGAACTTTGGAGGAGCTGCCAAGGGAATGGCAAGTCGTGTGTTTTATTTCAGCTACGCTCTCACCTATACGGAAATCCAGGCTCTGATCAACATGCAGCCTTCCAAGGAAATGGATTCTACAAACATGTCTATGGCGCCTTACCTGTCCGATACTTGGTGGGTAAACAAGCAGGGTCCTTAATTTAAGAAGCGTATCATTAGTATATCTCATCTTGTTATACAATAGCAAGAGGAGTTGTAATGACAGGAGGAGGATTATACATACTCGTGGCATATGGAGCTCAAAATGTAATATTGAGTGGTAACCCAGACTTTACCTATTTCTATCTTGTGATGAGGAAGCATAGTCACTTTTCATTTGAATCTGTGACACTACCTCTTGAAGGACCGTCTGAATTATTCTTTAATCAACCAATACAGCTCCGCGCAAAGATTCAAAGGGTTGCCGACTTGTTATCGGATTTATATTTCACGTTCACCCTACCCGATATTTATAGTAAATACTTTGATTCTACACTACCTGGACCTCTAAATGCTAGATCGCAGTATCAGTTTCAGTGGGTGCGAAATATCGGTGCCCAAATTATTCAAGATGCATCATTTTTTATTGGTGGAACATTGGTTCAACAATTCGATAGTGATTATATTATTGCTACGGCAACGATTGATCAAGATGAAACTGAATATAATAAATGGCAAGACTTGGTTGGAGATATTCCTGAACTCTATGATCCAGCAAACGGCCAATACTCCGGCGGAATTGGAAATGGAAATAGTCGTGTAAAAGGAATGTATCCAAGTGTAATTAAAAATACAGATCCAAATGTTAAAGCACAGAATAACTTCCCCTCAATACCTTCTCGTGAAATCACCGTACCCTTATCTTTTTGGTTTTCTCATGCCTCAAATCTGTCACTGCCCTTAGTCGCTTTACAATATCATGAATGTGAAGTTCAATTGACACTCAGACCCATTCAAGACTTATATACAGTGTTGGACCCCGCTGGATACCGTGTAAGGCCTGAAAATACAGTAAATGCTTCAACACAACAGGTACGTAATGGTAATGTGGCCTATATTACAAATACAGAAAGTGGAATGTATTTAAATCAATATCTAACCGATGTTACTTATGAAGTTCCTACACTGAATACATGGCCACTAAACCCAAGACTCCAAGCGACCTATATATATTTGACTGACGATGAACGTCGCACATTTGCTTCAAAGCCCTTGAATTATATTGTTCGCCAAGTTACAAAGTATGCGTTTCAAGGTATAACCGCAAGACAGTTGTTTGACTTGTATACACATAATCCTGTGCCAAGAATTGTCATTGTCCCCAGAAGAAGTGATGCGACCCGAAACTTAAATGCTTGGACAAATTACACAAATTGGTGGAATTATCCGAATGCTCCATTTTTGCCGGCATATTCATCAGCAGGTGTTATTGGAGGATATTCTGGAATAAATGGAACTTCAACGCAACAAGATATAATACGCCAACTACGTATTGTATGTGATGGCAATGAAACGCAAGAAATAAAACCAATAAATTATTTCAACCAACTTTCCTCGTGGAAATACGCTTCGGGTGTATTTCCGCCAGGATTAGCTATATATAGTTTCGCCCTTGATACTTCGCAGTGGACAAAACCAAGTGGCACACTAAATACCAGTCGTGTGAAGAACTTTCAAATAGATATTGATCCTTGGCCTTTGATGCCAAATACCAATTATTCATTTGATTACAATGTATATGTGGAAAGCTTGAATTTCTTAGTGGTGGAGGGAGGTATGGGTGGATTGAAGTATGCCACTTAAGCTTTTTTGCGGCGTGTAGTATTTTTCTGTTTTGTTGGATCAATAAGACGAATTTCTGGCATCTTAGATTTCCTGGTGGGATTTAATTTAATCCAACCTGGATATTTTTTCATAAGACCCTTTACGGTCCGCTGTTCTTTCTTAAGACGATTGCCCATTTGTAGACCACCAGGAGTTTTGTAGACAGATGTTTTTGCGGCGACAAAGTTCAGACGAACTACCGCACCATCTCGTTGAAAGAATTTAATGGTTCTTTCATAATCATCTTTTTCTCCTTCACTAATTTCAATCATAACTTCCTTTCCAGGATTAATAAATCCACCGAAATTTCCAATAATGAATTTCAGATCTGTAGAAACGGTGGGTTTCATAAAAAAGCCATTAGGTGTTGGATATAATCCCCAATGACTACATTTTGCCTTTTCACATTCAGAAAACCCGCGGCGAATTACATCTTTTAGACTCCGGAGGCGCCGTTCATGTCTCTTGGTTGTTGTAGTATATTCAATAAACCCGTTAATATCATCATCACATGATACGAGTTTTTGTCCCTTAGGAAAGTAATTAAATATCCAATTACGGACATTTGCCAATCCAGGGACACCCACCAAGATTTCCTTATAAGTCTTGGGATCTAATACAGCTTCATATGCAGCCTTTTCTTCGGCATTCGCAACAACCACAACAATTTGGTCTTTAGGAATATTATACTCACGAAGTACGGCCAAGCTTTTATCACGACAGCCTTCTGGCCGTTTATATGATGGAATTACAATTGTGTAATCCATATTCTACAGTATGTGTATTTTTTTAAAATCAAAGAAGAATACATCAGTAGATGAGTTTACTTACAAGTATTGCTAACAGAGCACAATACGCTTTGTCAGCAAATATTTCAGACCCAAATGCGGACGCATATGTGAAGCAAAGGGCTATAGAAGCAGCTAACGCAGCCGCAGCAGCAAAGGCAGCATCAGATG